ATCATACCAATCTCCTTTTGGTGGAGGCGTTGGGTACTGCCCCCAAGTCCTGTACAACTTTCAGTCCGTATCATCAAACTGTACTATATTTATACCATATCATATGCATTTTGTCAATACCTTTTTAAAAAATAATCAAGAGCCGGAGCCTTCTTTTTCTTTTACTGGAACAACCATTACATCAGTACCAAATGCTATTAAACACCCAATTCCGCCAGAACGATTTTCTACTACAGAAACAGTGCCAGTGTTTATATTTACAAAAACTACAATTTGGTGTTCAACACCATTTCCTCCACTAAAAATTACAATAGGAGATTCTTTATGTTTTTTAGTAATAAAATTTAACAAATTTGTGGCATTACCACAATATACAGGTTTTTGTGTCTGTTGCAAAGGTATTTCTTCAGCAGCTGCTGAAATGATTGGTGTTAGCAATGTTAAAAATACTATGCCACTAGCGATAAATAATCGGCAGGCCCCTACTATCTGTTTCATTTCGTTTTCCCCATTCTGTAACGGAGGATTCTAAAGCATCCAAATAATCACCCTTTTCTTTGATGAATTCTTGAACAGTGCCGTCTTCTGTAACAACTAAAATTACTACTTGGTTTGTATCAATCCCTGTCATTTCAGAAAACATTTCTGCATATGCAGAACCCTGAATATAGTAATTTTCGTTCCAATCATCAGATCGTACTTTTGTTGATGTCTTGAAATCAATGATTGAAAGAACACCATTGTACTTTGCAATACAATCAACCCTACCCGCTACCTTGTATTTATCACTATACAAACTACACTCTTGAGCATATATGTCACTAATATTACCCAACACATTATCTTTTAATTGGCCAAATAGACACCAAGGAAGAAAGTTTTTCTTATGATCTTTCCATTTATTAGGCCAGTCACTTTCCATATTATTAAGATAATCTTCGCACATATGGTGGACTTTAGTTCCTCTGGCAGCAGCAGTTCTGCTAACATAGTTTGCCACATCATTACCTACACGCTTACGCCATTCCATCAATCCCTGTTTACTTCGGATTGATAGAACTGTTGTGATTGATGGGTAATAATTATTATCCGGCGTTACATAGAATCTTTGCTGGTCAATTGTTGTTGTTTTTAGTTCTGGTAATTCCACTGATACATGATTAAATTTTGTCATTATTATATATTTCTCATTCTTTCAACTAATCTATCTGCTCGATTGGTTACTTGACGATACCATACACTGTCAACCATCTCATCTGCTGCTGCATTCCAATCTCTTGCATCAACGCCACGTTTCATACCCTTAAATTTACTCAAGCGAGTATATCCCATATTGAACATCATATTAGCAACAATCAATTTTACTTCTTCTGGCAAATGTTCCCACTGTACATATAATTTCTCACAATCTGTCAGTACACTCTCAACATCATCTTCAAATGCTTCATTGACTCTAACAGTATCAATGGACGCTCCTACTTCCCACCCATATTCGGGATCAGACTCAAGAACCAAATGGCCCACGCCAAAAGTAGGATAACCAAGGTGATCAAGATATATTTCGTATTTACACCCCTCATCAATTTCTAATTCTTTTTGTAATTTTTCAATATTCATTTTATATATTTCTCATCCTCTCAACAAATTTGATACACATTTATAAACTACCATGCCTTGCAAGACCAATATTTTGCCTTCCATTTGGGGCCTGGACTATCGCAATTATGTCTTGCTCTAAAACTTGCTCTATTTTTGGGATTATCTCTTTTAATTTCCATATTCGGATCACCAAATCGAACAATAACGGTATCACCTTTTGGCCCAGTAACATAAACAGCAGATTTCTTGGGCCCATCGGGAGTATAGAATGGTTTATTTAATGTAACCTTCCTACCCTGATACTCTGATGCTTCCTCTAGCTCATCCCACTCATTAGCATTCTCTAGAAAATCTTTGAATTTCATTTACTCTCTCCTATATACATTACTCAATACCAATGCCAAGCTTAATTTTGTTAATAAGATAGCTGCGAACAAAACCACTACGAACAATATCTCCAATAGTAAATTCTGTGCAATTAAATTCTTCCATTTCTGTCAAAATTCGTAAAAAGTCGTGTAATCCATTTCTCTCATTTTGTCTCACTAAATCTGTTTGATCAAAATCTCCACAAAATACAATCTTCGAATCCTGCCCTACTCTGGTGATAATTGTGTCAAGCTCATGAAAGTTCATGTTCTGACATTCATCTACTATAATGATTGTATTATCAAATGTCAACCCCCTTAGAAAAGAAGTTGATAAAAAGTATAATGTACCTTGTAATTTCAGTTTATCATATAGATTATTAAATTGTTGTTCGTTCTGCATTTCAAACATGAACTGCACCATGTTCTGATATGGTATTTGATATAATGCAGCTTTATCTTCCTCATCGCCTGGGAGAAATCCAATCTCTCTGGTAGGAATAAGTGATCTAACAAGCACTACTTTGTCATAAGATTTCTTTAAATCCAATACATCTCTTAATGCAAGATAGAGTGATATGAAAGTTTTGCCTGTTCCAGCAGCACCAAACAAAAATTGATTCTTATCCTTTTTCCAAGAGTCAAAAACTACTTTTTGATTATCAGTAATTGATTTAATAGTTACTAGATTACTATGGTTAATTTCTTTATTTTTTTTACTGGCCATTTTTATTTATATTACCTTATGCTTTTTCAATACATCTCTTGTTTTAATTTCTTTATGGGATTTTGCTTTACTACCGCCATATCTATCTGCTAGAGGAGAGCCTGGATGGGAGTTTGCAATTTGTTCCATACGTTCATTAAATCCACCATCAGTTTTTGGACCAGCACCCATAATATGATCACCAACATATGCAAACATAACTGGAACTTGGCTAATATGAGGATTGTCTTTTAGATACGTTTCTCTCTCACTCATACCCATAAATTCATCAAAAGCAAATCCTGTAATATTATCCATAAATGTATATGTCGGCATTAAAAGTTTATCTCCAATTGTTCAGGATCACCACCTAAAAGTGTTATTTTATTTTTTAATTTGTCTACAAGTTCAACAAGTTCCATTTGTCTAATTTGCAAAACATGTAAAGCTTTTTGCATCTCTGCAACTTCTCTCATAAGAATATCTGAACGATTGATAGGCTTACCGCCCATACCAACCATCCAATTTCTATCCATTCTAAGCGAACTTTCTTTCTTCATTAAACCACTCCGGTTTATCTCTACGTTTCCAAGTTGCAAAATTTGACTTCTCCATTATATAGTATTTATGATATGCAGATACAGTATCCTCATCCTTACAATGATCTGGCATACACATAGGAGGGTCAGTGAAATCACCATTAGTTATATTTTTAGGATGTTCCCACAGAGAATAAATTAATCTTTCTGTTGCATGATGTTTACCATAACGATATGTATACTCTGTCATCAGAGCTTCCATATGTTGCTGTAACCAATCATAGTTTTCTGAATTGGCCCTTACCCAAATGGTGCTTGGATGGTTCTTGTGAGCCATCTTGTACATACCAGCATTATTGGCATGTTCATCACCATCAAGGACACGATGGGCGGTAGAGAGCATCTGTGCGCTCTCCAGTATCATCTTCACTACATGCTTGTCGCACATCATCTGTGCAGCAACTACAGGGTCACGGTCTAGGTAGAAAATGTTCATTGGTTATATTTCTCCAAGAGATATTCAGATACAGTGACACCTTTCTTCTCAGCACGCTTTATGATATATTCTTTACGACCATCACTTAGTTTATCGTAATCTTTTACTACATCTTTTGAATATTTTAAGTTCATCGGTTATCTCCACTTCCACCAATTTTACCACGATCTTTTCTTGACTGCAACTTATTAACATTAGCTTGTGCAATCTCTTCTAGTGTTACACCAAGGTCATCAGCAAGAGCAGAGATATACCAAAGCACATCACCTAATTCTAATCCGACTCCATCTAGAGATTTACCATCCCGAATATTTTTCTTTACCTTCTCTGCAACCTCACCCGCCTCTCCACACAAACCAAGTGTAGGATATGTTACCTTACATTCTTCTGGATAGATAGCAGTAGACCTTGCAAATTTCTGATATTCATCAAATGTCATTATGATTTCCACTTATAAAAAATATGATCCTGTATCTCTATTGTTTTCGTTTTTGTCTTTGCCCATGCCGGTAACACATAATCAGCATGGTAAAATGTTGCCCCATCGGTAATATCAAGGAAGGTAAATTCGTTAGATAAAATTGCCTCTGACAACCCAAGAAAATATTGATATTCCTTTTTATTATGTGGTTTATCACTCTTACCATCACAATACCAGCTGAATTGACACCTATTTTTAATAGGGAACCGAACCTTGCGGTCTTGCCATGATGACCGTGTAGGGCCCTGTTCCACCACTTCACAGACGGTATTAGGGAACCTTGGATCATTTACCCTATTAAGAACAACAGCACTAACTGCTAACGCACCAGCAGTGCCTTGATTTCTTGCCTCATGATACATATTCAAAGCAAGGCATTCATTAGACCTATTTTCTGCCATTCCGGTAGTCGCAGCTGCGCAACCAGCAAGTAGTGCTGCCGTTAGTAACGGTTTAAATCTCTTCACTCTTCACCTGTAATTTCATTTGTAATTTTAGCAACATATGTTTCATCTACTGGAAACATATTGGCTTTAACATACGCAAGAACATCTGAATCATTGTCAGCACCCATTTCGATAGCAGATACAGCATGCTCTTCCATATCCATCATCCAGTTTTTCATCTTACTCATTTAACATTCCTCTTTCATATCATCACGGGCTGCAATTCCTGTATCTTCACAGAAGCGAACAAACAGACCTTGCTGTTTTCCGAACGCCTCGATTTCCCAAGGATAATCCCAATAATTCAAGTCGTTCATATCGTATTTTGTTTTCATGAATCGAACCTTGCCGGGAGTCGTATATTCATACATCTCATTTTTTGCCCATTGTTTGATGTGAACCATCTCATGGGCAAGGGTAATGAGGATATTACGGATACCGCATGTGCTATCAAGTTTAATAGTGAACTCTTTAGGACGATAGGATTCATCTTCCCAAATTGCAGTTCCTTCGGTATTGTCATTCTTCAACATATTTCGCTTCAATTTAATATTGAGCTCGATATTATTAATGAGTCTCTTACCCATCAATTTTTCAGCATACCACCAAACGGCAAGATTAACTAATGTGCGAACACCCTTATTTGAACCAGTGACCTTAACCAACATTTTCAATTTCCCCTAGAGATAAAGGGGCCCAGTCCAATTGATATTATATCCACCGTCAAGAATGTTTCCTCGGGCCTTATTCCGAGCAGGAGCATTATATCCAGCAGCCATGAGGATATCACCCTTCTTGAACTTCTTATCATTATCAACACCGACAACGAAACCCTTGACTCCACCTTCCTTTTCGGTAATCTTGATATATTTCTTACCGTAGATAATGGTGAAATTATTAACGTACTCAGCGTACATCTTTTTCCGAATATCATCCTTCGGCGGCATAAACTTCGCATAATCTTCGATCATAGCGGCCTTCATCATATTAAGGCCAGCATCAATCGTGTCAGCAGGATTTTTAACTACAACGGTCATATCGTCTTTCCTTTTTTCATCGTATACCTAAGTATACCATACGAAATGGGGTTTGTCAAGGAAAATCGTATCTGTTAAGTCATTGATTCTAAACGAAACTCAAAAAAAGTTACTATACACCGGCCGCGGGGCCAGGAGCCTGAGGATATGATCCATCGAGCTCGAATCGTTTATAATTGTCATCCCAATCAAATGCTTCCTTGACTACGTTATCAGACAGCCCCTTGTATTTTTGATGAAGAATTTTGTCTTTCGCAGCAATTAACAGTTCTGCTTCTTCCTTTTGGAGTCCCTCAAGCATCTGAACAAACATCATCTCACGTTTGTTTTGATTTATATTATTATTACCCCCTTTGATGAAATGATACAACTTTCTGGCTTCATGAGCCAATTGGGTGTGTTCTGTTCCCTCTGGTGCC